CATCTTCTTCTCCACCTTCTTCTCCGCCAGAGTCTCCCCCACCATCAGTAATAGTATCTGCATCAGCCATGTTGTAAGAGTATCGTAATTCCCAACTACCACCGTCACCACCACCAAACCATTCATAAATTTGATAAGCAGGAGAAACGCCTACAAGAATTACTTTTTTTCCCGCTATAGGATCAGTTGGTGCAAAAGGATAAACTCCTCCCGCAACTAAAGCATCGTGGTCATATCTACAATTACCCCCACTAGAATTACAACCTACGTTATTTGCCATTAGTGCATCCTCTCTTTTAATTCTTTTGTAAACACAGTATAACTATCCTTCCAATCTGGTAACATTTTTTTCCATCCTTTTCTTCCCCATAACTCCATAGAAGAACAACCTTCTCTAAGAGCGAATGACTCAATCATATCGTTAAACTTGCTATGCAATGTTTTAAATTCTGACCCTGCTATAGCAATTACTCTTAAAACTCTTTTGTTAGGGTATTCTATTATCTTTGTAATCATAACAGTATGTAGATAATCTTCTTCTACCGCTATCCACAACTGCATAATTTTTGATGTTAAAGGTTCTAAGTAATCATTTGCTTCAAATTGACCTTCGTTATGCTCTGTAACTCTATCTAATAAAGGCGCTACATCATTCCATATTACAGGAATATTTTCTGGATTAATTAAAAGTGCTTTCACTTAAATCTCCAGTTACCAAAGACCATTACCTTTCCATCATTACGCACTGTTACACCAGTATCTATGGTTTCTGTAATGGGTCTAACCATCATCAACTCATAATAGTTTTCTGTAGCGTAGTTAAACGTAGCCATAAATGGCAGGTTAATCAAATTAGCCGCACTAACTGTAACCAGTGCTAATGCAAATACATATAACTCTTGATCGTTTTTCTTTACGAAGTCTTCCCATCTGTCCCATTCGGACTTAGTTGTTTGTCCTTGATCCCACTGCATTGTTTCGCAGGTTGCTGATCCTCTACCGTTTCCAGTTCCCACAACTCCCTTGTACGAGCAAGCAATGTCTCCATACCTTTTTGCCAGTGCGCTTGTTCCATTGAGGTTGTACTCAGATACGACAACTGGCTTACCAAGCCTAAGTGCTTCTTCGATACTTTTTCTGAACTGTGACTCACTCAGGTTAAAACCAGTTTGCAAATAGATAACGTCTGCTTGAGCATAGTATTCAGGTTTGACTCCGGGGGTTAGGTGTACACCAATAGGTTTGTTAACACCTTTGCTTCTAAGGTTCTGTATTAGTACGTTTACTTCTTGTGCTGAGTAATACTCATCGCACTCAAGGCATACAACGTAATGGCTAACAAGATCATCTACTGCATCTACTACTTGGTTCTGATAGTTTATCTGATTCTGTAGTCCCTGCTTGTAGGCTTGAGGACTGTCATCAGATATAAGCCACATTACAGGAGCCAGATTTTTATTACGCAACCTAGTAAGACGATCACGCCAAGCAACTCTATTAACACTGCTTACCTCTTTAAACGAAGAGTCATAACTTCTAGCCATTACATCAGCGTGTGTATCACCGTTAGCGTTTAACTTTTCTATAACTAAATCACGCCAGTGATTACTGCTTTCATCTGACAGCCAGTTTAATGTACTGTACTTATTTCTTTCTATTAAAAATGTAGACTTGTAGTCTGCATATACATTAGGAAAGTTTTGTCCAAGCAGTGCCAATGTAAGCATAAATACCAACACCGCTACCGGGGTTCCAATTCGTACCATCCGCATATCTTATATCACCATCTCTAGGTTTTTCTGGAGCAACATTAGTTTGCTCTAGTCTTAGTTGAGCCACGTTATATATAATGTCACCCAGTTTATTTAACTCTCTAATAACAAACTCACCCAAGTATTCTGGATTTTCTGGTATTGATCCGGGCTGATAGTAAGTTACGCTCTTAACAGTTTTTGAAGGTATAGACATTAGTAAGCCCTACTGCCCCTTTGTCCAGAGTTTTGCACCTCAAAAGACAAACCTTCTAACCTCCACTCTGAATCATTGTCTGACTCAATACGGATACCGTACAGTTTTCCAGAAGCCCTACAAGATACTTTAGATTGAGTGTCTGGATTAAATGCTATTGGCCCCTCCCAACTTACCGCTTCTTCTGTAGACATCTGAGTTCCAATATAAATATCTACACTATTATTTTTATCTACTCTCATTTTAGGCCAGATAGCCTTAATGTGTTTAACTACAGATTGGTCTGGATTATTTTGCTCATCCATTGTATATCCAGTGCGTTCTATGTATGATTTCATACTAGCACCATCAGCCGAATATCCAACCCTATCTCTGTAAACTTTAGTATTTGTAGGTGAAGCAAACACAAGAACATTACCAACAGTGTCCCAACTTGTTACCCAAGTTCCAGACACCGTAGACCACGTTGTAGTTGTTGCCGCCCATGTTGTTAAAGCAGTTTCATCTTCTATTGTGCCGTAAGCAATATGCCCAAGATCAGGCAAATCCCTAAGAGAAAAAGTATTTTCATGCCAATTCCAAACCAAGGCTTTATCTACTTGACCGCTTGTGTTATCAGCAGAAGGGAAGCAAGCAAGGACTTCAGACCTATTGTAGTCAGTAACACAAAATGATTTTTTGTATTGATCTCCATCTATGTACCCAAATAAATAATCACGCATTTTATGAGGTAAAATACTTTTTAATCTTTGACCATCGTTAACATAAATATCACCATTACCAAATATAAAATGACCGCCATCAAATTCTGTTACACAGTTTTTAGCCAGTAATCCAACTGTAGGAGATATTTGTCTAAACGCAAATATAAAGGGAGTTCCTACATACGTCATTGCGTATACAGAATCTTCTTTATATATCATAAATGTGTCTTGCAATGGAAGACCGTCAAGGATAGCGCCTTTTGTATCTTCTAAAGAATACTCACCCGCATCAAAAGTTGCATTGGTTTCATCCCATGAAGCAGGAACTGCATTTACAGGGGCTTCAGTAGACCATTTAACTACTCTTGAATTAGGGACTGAGGATTTATTTATATTAAGAGCAATCAAAAAAGACCTAAAAGATCGTAATGATTTACATTCTGTACTTGCGGGCCAGTTAGAAAGGTCTATCATTCTGTTAGATACCGAAGGTACGCCAGATGTAAGAGGCCACTCTTGAGGATCATCAACAAAATTAGTCATTACAAGAACTCCACCAACAACGGTATGAGTCCAATTTTCAGCGGCTGTTGCGTTGTAGTCTCCGCTTGATCTAGTTATATCCGTCCATGATGTTCCATTATGTACGTATATTTTAGTAAGACCCGCTACAACCCAATACTCTGCTGTACCCGCTTTTAGTTGGGTAATGTAATAAGGAACAATAGGGCAAGTTTCAATAACAGAATCATATCCCGGAGACTTTAAAACAGCACCATGCTCTAACCTGACGTTATTACCGTCAGACCAAGCATTAGGTGGCAATTGAAAAGGAGCAGTATCTTTTATTATTCCTAATTGCCCAGATGTATCTACTGGTATTAATGCCATTATGGTTTAGGATACTTTGTCTTAACCGCCTGTCGTAATCCTTCCAACGCAGTGACAGATGCCATGCGTTCTTCGACTACTCCTTCCCATAAAGCGACGATCAGTTCGTCAATGGATGGATACTCAGCCTGTCGTTTTTCAGCATAAGTTCGTGTGTCTGGTTCTGGCTCTGGCTCAACAAAAGAAAACACATTGCCATCCCATGAACTACCGATCTTTGCGTTAGCGTCTGCTTGGATTAGTTCACCGTCTACGTTGAATTCAGAACTACCATCCCATTCGACAATGTTTTCAACAATTCCAGAGTTAATAATTGCGTATTTCATTTACTTGTACTCCGTTATAATCACAATGCCATCTGTTCCATCAGCGCCTTCTTGGGAGACGTTGCTCCAGTTTGCAGAAGCACCCGCACCATAACCTGTCCCACTTCTTGCCACAGGAGTGTTATATTTTTTCTGAACAGCCCCTAAACCATAAAAAGAACTTCCACCATCAGCACTTGGGTTTATTGTGTTGGCAGGGTTTACAGGGGACGTCATCGAACCTCTTTGTCCTTCAATATTAAAATCACCGCCAACTCCTGTATTTCCTGAACCCGGATTTCCGTTAGAACTGTTATTTGATGCCTTTCCACCACCGCCACCGCCGTTTCCAGTTACAGTGTTTGTCCCATCGGCATAAATAGAATTTCCTCCGTTTGATCCCGCTCCAGTTGACGATCCACCTGCGCCTCCTGCTCCAACAGTAATAGTCGAAGAAGATATAGAAGAAACATCAATAAACTTGTTTGCGTAACCTCCGCCTCCTCCCGGCCCACCTACCATGTAAGGCCATTCACTAGCACCGCTACCGCCTCCTGCCCCTTGAACCTCAACAATAATTTTTGTTACGCCAGAAGTTTTTGTGTAAGTTCCTGATGAAGTAAAAACTTGTCTGTTTGCAAGACCGCTATCAAAGCCAGAACTGCTACCGTTATTTGTTATCGTTACACCAGAAGGAATTGTAAAAGTATCGCCTGACGTTCCAAGCGTTACTGTTCCCGAAGCGGTGCGGGGAGAAAGTTTGTCCGTTTTTACTTCGCTCATTTTGGATGTGCCTCCTTGACGGCTTCGATAGCATCAAGCCAAGTGCGTGAGCCTTCTGTTTGATCGTGAAACATCATGTCCATTTGTTCTTGCCAAGATGGGTATGCTTCGGCTCTTGCTCTGGCGTATGCCTTGCTGTCGTATTCGGCTTGCAGTCGTGCGACCTCTGTTTCGTAATCTGATTGAACAACAGGAACTTGGTTGCCGTCTTTGTCCATTGCTCCCGCAGTGTCATCAATAGAAACAACATTAGGATATAGGTTGTAAATTGCTTGGTGATTCATGCGCCTATCTCCATTAAAGTTATAGTGCTAATGCTTCTTTTTGACGCAGAGCCATCACCGTCACCACTGCCGACTGCCCCACGATTAATTGCGATTTGAACAGTGTTATCATTAATTGCAAAAAGTTGGTACGTTGTTGCTGACGTTGTAGCGGGAGAATCAAGATATTCAATTTTGCCATTCAATTGTTGATTGTAATCAACAGTAGAGCCTAAACCTGACGCCACGCTTTGCCTACTACCTGCTGTCGCACCGACTCCAATTATTGTTGTTCCACGTTTTAAGTAAGCGCCCCAAGTTGTGGCTTGGCAAGAATAATTTAACACTACACTAATCATAATTTTGCTAGACGATGATGTCGGGGTAATAGTCGCACTCATTCCAGTAACTGAAATTTCTGAACCGTTTGACGTTCCGGTAAATGTATCTGACTTAACCGTCTGAACAACTTGCAACACCTTGCCAGTCGTTAGTCCCGAAACAGTTGCGCCTGTCGTATCAAGAGTCGCACCCGATGCAATGTCGAGAGTCGTTCCTGATGGGACTGTAAACGTATCCCCCGAATCACCTAATGTGAAAGCCGTACCTGTAGCGGGGCTTATCTTGTTTGCTTTGATTTCACTGGACATCATTCAACTCCCATAATTGAGTTTCTTCGTTCCACTTGTATTGATTGCTATCAGTGGGATAAGGAACTGGCGCTTCCCATTTACAAGTATCTTCATTAAGAATCCAACTTGCGAAAGGCTTGGGTTGGATGAATGCGTCAAGATCTTTATCGTAGATAAATCCAATACCTGCAAAGTTTTTTCTGATTGATCCAGTGTAAGAAGTTTGTATCCATTCACCCGCAGATGAATCAACAAACGTATTAAAAAACTCTGGTTCGGCAACGATGACCTGAGTCACAGTACCGTCTTGTATTTTTGCATAATGTGTCATGGTTATTTCCTATACCTCGTATCTGACAATTACAATCCCAGAACCACCTGCACCTTGGTTGGCAAGGGCTGACGCTCCCGCTCCAATTGTTACGGTGTATGACGCTACTGTCCCCGAAAGAGTACCCGTTCGCATACCACCTGCACCTCCTCCTCCGGCACCTGCACCTCCACCTGTATCTCCTGCGCCGCCACCACCTCCAGTGTTTGCTGTTCCAGACACACCTGCTCCCGCAACAGTTCCTGAACCACCACCTCCTGTTCCACCTGCTCCTTTATGCGATGCACCACCACCTCCTCCTCCACCTGCATAAAAAACAGTTGAACCAGAAATATCACTGGATAATCCGTCCCCTCCAAGCATTTGTCCGTCAGTGTTACCTGCTTCACCTGCACCACCGCCACCACCCGCTATGTGGGAAGAGCCTGATCCGGCTCCTGATCCACCATTGCTCCCTTGACCTGATGTACCCGCTCCACCTGCTCCTGTATAACTACCGCCGCCGCCACCAGAACCGCCAGAGTGTCCGGCGCGACTAGGCCATGCACCACCACCTCCTCCACCAATAGAAGTAATAGTAGAAAAAACAGAATTAGAACCGTCACCACCATCGGCATAGGCAGATGAACTACTATAAGAACCTCCTGCTCCACCACCTGCGACTACAAGATAGTCAACATCTCCTGTTCCCGCAGTAATTTGAAATGTTCCAGAAGAAGTAAATGTGTGAATTTTATAAGCACCAGAAGTTGTAATTGTTCCTCCAGTAGCAACAATTGGCTGTGAGGCTGATACTGCCCAACTCGCGCTTGTACGAACATACAATTTATCGTCCGTAGTGTTGTAATACATATCTCCCGTTGAAGGAGAACTAGGAGCGCTAGAAGCGGTCGGTATTCCAACTGAAGTACCGCTAAGACTTATTTTTGTCCCAGATCCACCCAACGTAAGCGTTGAGCCAGATTCTTTGTCGATTGCGTTTACGTTTATAGTGCTCATACGATCACCCACGTTGATCCGCTAGGAACAGTAACAGTAGCACTTGCATCAATAGTAATTGGCCCTGCACTGACAGCGTTTTCGTTTGTTGTTATACTATAACTTGTTGTCACGTTTTGCTCGTTTTCATAAAATATTTCATCTCCACCTGCTCCAGTAGCCCCACCACCTATGCTACCCCAAGCGGCCCCATACCCCTCAAAACTTCCTGTAGTGCTGTTGTATCTAATGTACCCTGCTGATGGTGATCCATCTCGTTGTGCGGTAGTACCCGCAGGTAATACGGCTGAACCTGTAGCAGATGTTTTATCTACAAAGTTTAATGTACCACTGCTTGCCGCTGTAACACGACCTTGCTGATCTACCGTAATAGATGATGCAGTATAACTTCCGGGGGTAACCGCTGTGTCTGCTAGTTTATCCGCAGTAACAGCGTCATCAGCAATAGTTGCAGTAGCAACCTGTTTCCATGCTAAACCATTAGTAGCCGAAGGATCGGCAAGTACAGCGTAGTCAGTAGTCCCAACTGGAAGTCTTGTTTCAGAGTCTACTGTATTGTATACAAGTAGATCACCTTTAGTGGTTAGTTTGTCTGTACCTACAATTGATACCATCTGCCACTCAGAAGCGGTAGACGAATACTTCATGTATTGATCGTTAGTAGGTGCGGTAGAGGATACGGATTCACCCTGTATGCCTGTTACAGTAACTGCACCAGTGTTAGTCATTGTAGAGTCGCCAGACAATGCGGCGGCTGTAAATCCAGTGCCGTCACCAATAAGGACTTGAGTGTCTGCTACTGCTTTATCAGAAGGCACACCGCTTGAGTTAGCATCTCTAACCTTTACTGTGTTAGCCGCCATGTCTGCTAGTTCAGCGTTGGCTACACCGCCATCTTTAATTGTAATGTCACCAGAAGATGCCGCAAAGTTAGCAGAGTTAAATGACGCTACACCCTTGTTAGATGTAGATGCGTCTTCTCCTGATATTGTAAGCGTTGTCCCTGTTGCTGAAGTGTCAATTCCTTCACCGCCAGTAACCGTTAGGCTTTCTGAATCAAGATCAACGTCAATAGTGCCGCTATCAGATATAACATCCAAATCTTGTGCTGTAACTTGTGAATCAACATACGCCTTGATTGACTGTTGTGTAGCAAGTTTAACAGCCGAATCGGAGGCCATGTCATCTTCATCTTTAATTCCTGTAACCGTTGCTCCATCACCCGCTACGTTAACGCTACTAAACTTACCAGTAGATGCGGTAGTAGCACCGATAGGAGTTCCATCAATAGAACCTGCATCAATGTCTACACTGTTAGATGTTAGTGGTGATACCGCTAAAGTTATCCAAGCATCATTTGCTTCATTTCTAATCTTTAGTAAGTCGTTTGTCGTGTCAAACCAAACAAGACCTGCTGATATAGAAGTAGCAGGTGCCGATGCTGACGCATGAATTGCGTTAACAGCGGCATCTACGGAAGGAAAAGAATCCTTTAATACTTTTTTAATTAAACGTAAATGATCGTCCCCTTGAGAAACTTGATCTGTTGCGGCAGGATTTGTATCTACCAATCCGTTAAGATATGATGCGCTTTCTAATGCCATTAGTAATATCCACCTGTATTCATTACTCTAAGAATAGAACCTGAATGCCTGTCTTTGTTATCTTGTTCTTGTAGAGTGTTTATAGATTCTTGTAATGCTTGCGCCCATAATTGAGTTCTAGCATCGTTCATTAAAAAAGGCTCTGCTTCAAGTAAAGTGCCGTACAAATACACATCTGGTGCATTTTCAATTACCCAATTAGTAGGGGCAACATCAGTTAATGGGTCAAATGTTTTGTAATACAGCATACTTGTTGTATACGCTACATCAGGCGTTGGGCCAAGACGTATATTATCGCCAATAATTGTATAAGTTAAAGGTTTGCCTTGCTGACTTCCTGCATTTAATCTAACCATCATTTCTGGGGTTAAATATTGCAATTGAGTTAAAGGAGATGTTGTTAAATGAAACTCCCTCATTTGAACATATCCAGATGGTAATGCTATTGTACTAGTTCCTGCTACAGTAGATACAGAAGTGTCTAAAGTTTCCATAGCACGAAGGCGCAAGGTTCGATTAAATCGAGCCTCACACAAAGAAATAAACTCTGGAATCCTTGCGGTTAAATCATCTCTATCTAACCAGTTAGCAACAGCAGTCTGTAGTTCTGTATAGTTTGATATAGCCATTATCTACGAGAAATGTAATATACTTTATCGTTAATTGGAGCATAGTTTGTTTGTGTTGCTCCCGGTTGTCCGGGGTTGTATAGCCACATAGTTATAGCCTCGTTGGTGTGGTGCGTAGGAAAGCGTTATCAGGATCATTGAGATACTTCTTCATCAACTTACTGTCTTTCTCTATCGCGCCGTTAGTTTCTTTCA